CTACTCTACTATTGGCTCTAGTGTGCTTTTTAAGCTGCTGGCTGTTGATTTGTGGCCCGTAAATTCGCCTTTGGTAATTGGTGGCCCCGCGCCTGTTTTTGTGTGGCCGTGGGTTTCTAGGCTTTGGTTTATGTCTTTAACCAGGCTTATTAAATCTAGCAATACTTGCGCTACGTTTACTGAGCCATCCCCAAGCCATACTGTTTTACCCTCTACTTTTGCCAGTTCGGTTGCTTTGGCGTGTAGGGTTTTTAGCGTGGTTAGGTTCATGTTTTCGGTGGCTTCAATGTCTACTTGTTTTTTACTGCCAAGTAATAGCCCCTCTAACGCGACAATTAAGGCCTTTTCTCCGACTACTGTTTTTAGGGCGCCCATTACTTCGGTTACTTGATTGCCGTCTACTTTTAGCATGTCGTGCGTGGCTATGTTGGTGCTGCGTTGGTGGTAAATTTCTTCGCGGTTGCGCGTTTTTATTTTACTGCTATCGCTGGCTTGGGTTATGTCGCCGTCGGTTGTGGTGTGCCAATTGCCGTCGCGGCCTTGTATTTTGCTGCGGCTATTTTGCTGTAATGTTACGTCGGTGCGTTTGTGCTCAGGCACTAGACTTTGCCATGGCAATAGACTGGTGATCACGGGGTGGCTGTTTAGGCCGTCGATATACTGTATTAAACAATGCATGCCTGGCGCTGGCTCGTTTAACAATCCGTGATCGGATGCTTGGCCGGTGCCAAGTGTGACTTGTTGAAATACGGGCACGGCCAATGGCTCGCCCGTTAGCGGGTTTAATAGCTGTACGTCGGCTGCTTTTAGCGGCCTAAATGCGGTGCTAATTGCTGCGGTGCCACTTGGTAGGTCATATATTTTTTCAATGCGCGCCAATTGCGGCAGGTGTTTGCGCTCGCTTAGCTCTGGAAAGTAGCGCTGTATTAGGCGTTTAATGGCTTGTTTGACCATCGTATGTGCATCCTGTCGTTGATTAGTGTTACTTCGGTTATGTGGCGGCCGTTTATTTGTATGCCTGGTCTTAATTTTGGGATAGCTATTAGCTCGCCGGTGGTTGAGCTTTTAGCGGTTATTGTGTGCTCCGGAAAGTCATTGATAGCTGCGAGCGGCCAGCGGGAGTCATGCCAACTGCCTACAAATATTTTACCGTCAGGGCGCTGCTGAAATATAAAATCGCTAATGCCCCACACTTTAGCTACTTGTCTAAGCGCTTCAATACCTGTGCCGCTGTGATAAAACGCGGGTGCTATTTTATTTAAATATTCGGCGTTTTCAGGTGTTACGAACTCAACACCGAGCTTTGCCAATTCATCGAGCACGGCTTTTATTGTTGCGTGACGAATAGCAAGCGGGGCGGGAAAGCTTAGCGCGCCGAGCAGTTCGCGGCAGGTTAAATACCAGCGGCCGTTGGCTTGGTGCTTTGACTCAATTACGCCAAGGAAATACGGGATCATATTATCAAGCGTATAGCCTAAGTGCAGCTCGACTAACCCGCTTGGCTCTTGCTCTGCGACTACTTCAAATTTTGCGCGGCCTGTGCTGGCAATGTCTAGCTGCACGGTTTTGCTAACAATATTGGTTACTGTGTTGCCGCCAATTGTTAGCGTGTTAGAGAGGCGGGTACTCATGGCCCTTCGACCTCGTTAAATTTATTTTGTACGTCGTCGTTACTGGTTGATGCTTGCGGCTCTGCGCTTTCGGTTGCTTGTTCGTCTAACTGCTGCTGCTCGCGCTCTGATACAGATTGCACTTCTACCAGTTTAAATGTTACTTGCCAGCCTTTTTTGTTTTCTATTTCGCTGGCGCTTATGTCGCCGTCGAATTTGGCTTTACGTATTTTATATGCTGCGGCTAGCTCGTTATTTACGGTGTAAATGATACGCGCGCCGTTTTCATCCAGCGCTTTTGCTTTGCTTATTAATAATGCCAGGCTAGCGCTTTCGTTAAATGGGATTTTAGTATTTACGGTTAGTGTGCCCGACTTTACGCCTTGGTCGCTACTTAGTGAAAAGCTGCCAAGGCCTGACATATCGCCACCGGCTAATTTTACGCCTGCGTTTACGCGGGTTTCGAACCCGGGCACGTTCCAACCGTCGAGTGCTATGCTCATAATACCTCTTTAATTTTATTTAGCTCGCTTGCTTGGCCTACAAATACGCACATTGCCCAATACGTTTGGTCGCTGCCTTTACTCGCTACTGAGTCTGCTAGCTGTTTTGCGGTGCCTGCTGTTATTAATTGCACATCTACGGCGCTGCTTTTTGCTGTGAACTGTGCTTTATTTAATCGCTGGTCGCGGGCTGTTTTTAGCTCTGCGGCTTTGATTAATGCATCGTCGATAGTGGCTATTAATTGTTTGCCGCTGTCGTTTACTATGGCTAGCTCGTCTGCTATTTGCTTTTTGCGCAAAGGCTGCAAGTTTTGCAGCGCGTTTATTTGCCACTCTAAGCTTTGGCCTTCGTACGTTGCCAGCTTACTTTGCTCTAGCGTGCTTTGACTTTGGCCGTATTGCGCGCAGGCGATGAACTCGGCTATTGGGCAGTATTCATTTATTGTGCTGAGCGAGCTTGCCAGTGCGGCGGGGTCATTTGCGCTTACAGATAAAAGCAGCGCGTTGTATTGGGCTGGTTTATCTGTGCGCGAGTCGTCTTTTATTGCTGATGCAAGCAGCCGCGCGCCCACTTGCATTGAGCAAGGGGCGGCGGCTTGGTGGTAGCATAGCGCTATGTTATGCATTTTCTGCTGTACTTGCTGGCAATGGGTAGCGGGCTTTTATTTCGGCTACTTTGTCGCGCCATTTTTGTAGCGATTCTGGCGTGCCGTCGAACTGCGCTTCCATATATAGCGGGTCTGACTCTTTTGCGTATGCGGCTTCGCGCTTTTCTAGGTTTTGGCTTAGCTCAAACTGCTGCTGATTTAATACAGATTCGATTGCCTCTTGTTCCATACCTAGCGATTGCATGTATTCAGCGCTTGTATTGCTGTGGCTTGCGCCTTTGTAAATGTACGTAAACATAGTTCTACCTTTTAAATGGAGTGTTAAATAATTTTAGCTTTATGCTGTGCGTGTCGGCATGGCTTGCATGGCCTAACCACGATTGCACGCATTGGTTTATTTCGACTAGTGACACTTTACCTTGCGAAAATTCTTTTCTAAATCTTTTAAGCTTGGTGCTTATTTTATTCACGCTGCTTTTTCTTAGCAGTCTATGGCTTGCATATATTCTATACCCTAAAAAATCGAGTGATCGGCCGTTCGTTTTTGCTATTGGGAACACCTGCGTTTTGCTGTTTGTTTTTAGTCGTAGGTTTTTATATAAAAACTCTTCGATTAAATTTCTCCACTCGTTAAGTTGCGCCTTGTTCTTGTGTATTATTACAAAGTCGTCCATATAGCGAATATAACGCCTTGCTTTTAGCGTGTGCTTTGCAAAGTGATCTAGCTCGTGAAGGTAGATGTTTGCAAATATTTGGCTCGTTAAATTTCCGAGCGGTATACCTACGCCCACTGCGTCGCTTGGGCTGTTGTCGATAATGTAAAAAAGCAGGCTTTTTGTTTTTTGGCATTTTAACTTGGCGCCCAATATATTTTTTAATACCTGGTGATCAATGCTTGAAAAGTACTTGCTTATGTCGGCTTTTAGCGCATACGCTTTGCCGCTTTCGCTTTCCACCTGCTTAATAAATAGCTGCGCTCTGTCGGCTCCGGCATGTGCGCCCTTGCCTGTTCTGCATGCGTAAGAATCGTGTATGTATCGTTTGTCGAATAACGGCTCAATTACATTGTAAATTGCTCGATGTATAACACGGTCTTTAAAGTGCGGCGCTGAAATTAGCCTGCGCTTTGGCTCAAATACATAAAAATGCCTGTACGGTAATACGTTGTACATTTCCCACATTAGCTCGTTTTGTATTTGCACTATGTTTTCTTCGAGGTTATTGAAGAATGCAAGCGCCGATGCTGATGTTGTTTTTCCTTTTCGGCATTGGTATGCCGCGTTTAATATATTTTCGAACTGGTATATTTGCTCGTACGTGCAGCCTGTTGACGCGTCGACAGGCTTTATTGCTTTTTCAGCTATAGCTGGGGCAGCTGCATCCTTTTCAAAGTTGCACTGGCAGCCCCCCTTAAGGGTACTGCTTCTGGCATAATCAAGAGCGGGACGAAAACCGATATTACTGTTCGCATTCGAACGCGCATTGTTCAGATTGAGCGCGCCCAGCCCAGCGTTCGAGCCATTGTTCCAGTTGCCGCCACGTAGCGGGAATCGATTCCGTGCATTCATAATGCAACTGCCTGTTTGTTTCTGATGGACTTAATCCAACCGCCTAGCATTTTGCCAATTTCTACTAATCGCTCTATCCATAATTGATATTTTTTTACGTCTATATAGCGCAAGTCTTTTGCCAAGCGAACTTGGCGCTTTAGTATTGCTAGCTCAATGTCTAACTCTGTTAGCGTTGTTTTTTTATGATAACGCTTAAATGCAGTAACTATTAAACGCTGCAGCTGCAGCATAGACTTGCGTATTTCTGCTGCTAGCACGTGCGTTTCGTGCTTTGGGAATTGCTTTATTGCTTGATACCCGTACATCAACATGTCTCTGCATTTTTCTTCGATTGTTAGCGCGGTCAAATTTCCTCCTTGTTATGCCCGCGCTATCGCGCGGGGTTCAAATTTCAATAACCAATTACGCAAAGAAAGCGGGACGAAAACCGACAGAACTGTACGCATCCGAACGCGCATAGTTCAGATTGAGCGCGCCCAGCCCAGCGTGCGAGCCACTGACCCAGTAGCCGCCACGTAGCGGGAATCGATTGCCATAATTTCGACAGTAGATGTAGCCGCCAACCGTAGTTGTTGATTCTGACTCGATTAACAGGCGGCGTAACAGCTCAATTTTGTTGTAGTCGAGCGCCTTTTCGATTGCTGCAAAGTGGCTGTTTGTTAAATAAGGGTTGTCGTTTGCGTCATTGCCCGCTGGGCCGTTGCGATTTGTAACGCTGTTACTTAGTTTTGGAGATCCAGCGCTGCCGCTGCCTTCCGTGTTTGCCGTTGGCGAGTCGAAAAACGCAGTGTGCTTGTTCCAGTTTTCTTCAATTACTGCTGGGTTGTTGTCGAGCGTAGTAATGATCTGCCCTTCGTCTAGCATCATTTGGTCTAGCCATTCCCACACGTTACCTACTAGGTCTTGAATACCCCATTCTGTGTGGTCGTGCGACCATGCTGCAGGGCCTTTGCCCGTGTCGGTTCTGCCTAGGCCTGATGCATCGCCTGGCAAACCGTTATCGCCACGGCGTGCTGTTTCTAATTTGTTTTCGTGGCTGCGGCCGTAGTTTGTATTGCCGCGCGGCACTGTGCCATTTGCATAAGACCACAGCGCTATTGCTGCCCATTCGTGAATGCTCATCATGTGCCAGCCGTCGCCTTTGTTGTTGCATAGCGCCTTTGCCTGGTCGTAATTAACTGATGTGCGCGGCTGCACGCCACCGATAACACTGCAACCGCCATTTGCTCCGGCTGATGCTAGGTATTTACCAATGTACACTTCGCCCAGCTGAACACCGTTACGCATAAACATGGTTGGAATGCCTGTGCCTAGGTTTAAATCTATGCTGTATTTTTCTTGGATTGCGGCGGCTAGCTCTTCGTATGTGAACGGGGCAATTGGCACCATTACGTTTGGGTTGCCTTGCTCGTCGATGATCACTTTGTTGCGGCCACCTGATGCATGCTCGATTGCCTTGCGGTAACCGTCTGATGCAACGATTGCCATTTCGCTTGCTTTGCCTTTTACGAACTGGTCTAGCTGCGTTGTTTTGCTGTCGATTTCTGCTGCTTTGCCTTCGATTGCTGATGTTAGCTGGTCGGCTGCGGTTACTAGCTGGTTTATTTGCTCTACGCTCATGATAGTTCCTTGCTGAAATTGCTGAAGTTTTTATTTAAAAAGTAATTGCGCACAGTGCGGCGCATGTTGTTTATTTGTGCCGTTGCATTGCTGGTTGCTAGCAGTGTTAGCGCGTCTATTTGCGGGCTATAGTCGAACATCCATGATTGCGCGGGAATAGTAATGCGCGCTAGGGCTGCGGCGGCCGCAAACTTTAAAACGAACGAGCGGTTATGCACGTTATTTACACCTTGTCGCTTGCGCTGCAGGGGTAAGTAATCTACTGCTAGCAGTGTGCCGTTGCGTGTAACTAGGCCAATCCAGTTATAGTCAAAGTCGCCGATGTCTTGCTCTAGCACTACTGCCCACGCGACTGTGTTTGCATCAACATACCCTGACGTATCTATGTTGCGGCGGTAAACTATTTGTGCGCCGCCCGGCATTTTCTCGTTTGGGTTGCGGGTTGCTTGCTCGTTTAGCCCGGGTATATTTGCAAATACTAGCTCTGTTACTTCAAGCCCTTTATTTTGCAGCGTTGCTGTTGTTATGTATGCCTTGCCAGCATTGGTCATTATGCCGGTTATTGCCTGATTCATAGTTGCTCCTTGGCGGTGCTTATGCCGCCGTCTTTGCTTAAAAACCCATAATGCTGGTGCGCGGTAATGCTGTGCTGCACACCAATGCTTATTGCTTGGTGCTGTGTGTTACTTGTTAGCGCGTCTAGCCCTAAAAAGCTATGAACTACGCCGTGATCAATACCCGTTATTGCGTTTATTTTTGTTGTTGAGTTAACGTAATTGCTATCCCATTGCACATGCGTTAAGCCAAGGCTTAGTGATACTGCCGCTAAATTATGCACTGTTAGTTCGTATCGTCGGCATGTTCGGCCGTACAGCTGTATTAGCTCTGGCAATAGTTCGTATGCGCTTGCTAGTGTTGAGTCGGTCATGTCGATTGCAATAATATCCCAGTCGCGGCCCTCTATTCGCTCTCGCACATTTATGACCTGGAGATCCAGCCGGTTAAAAATATCTTTTATGGTTGCTATTTCTCCGGCGTCAATTGTATTGACTAGTGCGTGCTGCACGCGCTTACGGTAGAGATCCAGCGGTTCACTATTTAACCGCTGCGTTAATCGCTCCCATGCTAGCAGCCCGAGTATTGGCTCTTCGTTTTGTAGCTCGTCTTTTTGCTGAACTGCCCACATAACGTAATTACGTGACTGGCTCCAATATCCTGTTGCTGCCTTTACAAGCTTTTCGGCGTAGCCTTTGTTTAGCCATGTTGCTATTTGATTAGCCATTTTAGCCCTTGGTCACTGTTAGCGATGAAAGCACTGGCAGCCAGTTGGCGGCTGTTATGTCGTCAATGTCGAACTTGATTGATTGCAGCTCACTAAATTGCGCGTGGCACTCTGCCACCAATTGGCTAACGCTAAACACGCATTGGTGCGCTACGCGGGTGGGTGCGTACGCTGCATTTTGCCTGAATGCTGCTTGTATAAATGCTGTTAGCTCGCTTTGTATGTCTTCGCTTTGCGAGTGCAGCTTGTATGTTGCTGTTACATTAAACCCAGTGGTTGCCATTGCATACACTATGAAGTCGTCGCCTAAGCCGTGATGCCCTGCGTTTCTTATGTGCTGATTGATTGCACCCAGCAATGCGGTTGGCGCTGCGCCTATGTCTAGGTATATGTAGGCATTTGCTGTACCTGGACCGCGCGGCGCTCCGGTTTGAATGTAGATGTTATCTATTGGCACACCAAAGCTGGAAATTATTTGTTTATACACAGCGTTAATGTGCCAGCGGGCTGCTGTTCCGAACACGTTACGTATGCGTAGGCGGTAATGCTCTGTGCTTTCTGTGTCGGCTCCGGGCTTTATTAGCCAGTCTTCGTTATTAGTTACTGTTATGCCCTCTTGCTGCTCAACAAAGTAACGGTATGCATTGGCTGGCAAGTTGTATGCTGCGCCCTCTTCTTGCGCCTGCGCCAGTGCGTACGCTGTGCTTTGCCCTGGTGCAAAGTGCACGTCTTGCATTGTGGTTAATTTATACACTTGCTGGCCTAGCGTGTCGGTTGCTATTTGTGCACCGGCGGTAATTGAACTTTCGCCTTCGGTGTTTTGGCGTGTGAACGTGAGTATGCCTTGAGCTGCTACGCCCGCCTGAATGAATACGTTGCGCGCGGGGCCGTGCTTTTCTATTAGCGCGTCGCGGTTGGCGGTCATTATAAATAAGTTTGGCATTAGCTGCTGCGCAACCCAGTTTAATAGCTGCACTAGCGGCTTGGTTATTAACGCTTCAACTGTTCGCCAGAACGGGCTAAACGGTGAGTTGTTAGCAACCTGTATGTTTTGCTCTTTTAGCTGAGCTTGCCATTGTGTTTGCGCTGTTTGCTCGTCCATTGGCAAGCCTGCGTTTTGCATCATTGTTTTAAAGTTCATTGCTGCTCCCGTACTGGCGCGTTTGCGCATTAATGCTTAGCGTGCCATCGTCGTTGCGGTGCACTTTTATTGTGCCTGGCTTTACGCGATTGTCTTGCTCGGTTAGTAACTCGAGTTCGGTTAATATTGGCTCTATGGCGTTTTTGTTGCGCAGGCCAACAAGCTTGGTTAGTAAGCCGCTTTCTAAAATGCGGTGCTTTATATCCTGGCTTATTACGTCTGCTTTTTTAAACGTGCTTGGGCTTAGCGAGTCGTTAAGCATAAAGTCGCCGTCTTGTATCTCTAGGTCTATGTGTAGCGCTATATCAAATTCCATTAACCTGCTAGCTCCATCATTTGTTCAAAGCTTTGCGCTAAGTCGTCTGATTTAAAGTTTACGTTCTCAATGCTTATATGCTTGCTGCTGTCACTGCTATTGCTGTTGTTGTTTGTGTTACTGCTGTTGTTGGTTAGGCTTTGCAGGTAAGCCGACTTTTGCAGCTTAGGCTTATATGCAGTGGCCTGTTGTTCTGCGCTAATTTGCTGTGCTTTTTCGGCGCTGTTGCTGGCTGTGTTAGTAATTACCTGATCTGTTTTTACGCTTGGTAATGCTGGCTCTGGTGCTGCGCCTTGGTTAACGCTTACCAGTTGCGCTTGCTTTGAACTGTAAACAGGCGAGTTTGCCGCGTTAGTAATATTGTTAGTTGCAACCGTAACTGCGTTGTTTTGCTCGCTTGGAAATGCATTGTTTATTAACGCCTGGCTACGTGCTTGCGCCTGTAAATTTAACGGGGCGGTGCTGTCGGTTGGCACTGCCGGTAACTGCTGGCTAGTAAATTTAAATGCGTCTTGCGCTGCTTCACGCTCAGTCAATGCTTTTGGTTGAGCAGTTATGGCGGTTGGCGCTACGTTATTTTGAACGGCGTTAACTGCGCTGCTAGTTGCTGCGGTGCTTTGCGTTGTGCTAACCGCACTGTTATTTAGTGCTGTTAATGCCTGTGTGCTATTGGCTGTTTCATTAATTGCAGTGCTAGCCGCGCTGTTAGTTACCTCTGCCACATTGTTTTGCGCGGCGTTAGTTGCGGCGTTGGTTACTGCAATGCTTGTAGTGGGGCCGTTAATTGCGCTACTTACGGCTTCATTAATTGCAGTGCTGGCGGTGCTGTTAGCTAGCGTTACCGCATTGTTTTGCGGGGCGCTAGCTGCGCTGTTACTTGCTGTGGTACTTGTGGCATTGCCATTAATTACACTGTTAGTTACTGCGTTGTTTTGCTCGCTTGGGAATGCATTGTTTATTAATGCCTGGCTACGTGCTTGCGCCTGTAAATTTAACGGTGCGGTGCTGTCGGTTGGCACTGCCGGTAGCTGCTGGCTAGTAAATTTAAATGCGTCTTGCGCTGCTTCACGCTCAGTCATTGCTTTTGGCTGGGCCGAATAAACAGGGTCGTTTGCTGCTGTTTGCTCTGCCAATGCCTGCGTGCGCATTCCTTCAGTTTCAGTAATTGCTGTTACTTTAGGTGCTGCATAATTCACAGCGCTGTTTGGTGCTATATACTGCGAGCTTGCTTGCGGTGTAGGTGCGTTTGCTTTGCTGATAACGCTTTGGCCGTAGTCGCGGCTGTACGCTTGGTCGGCACTTTGCATAACCATTGTTTGCGGCTGAACTGCTTGGGTTACCTGATCTACTTTGTTTGATACTTTTTCTGGCTCGTCGTCTGAGAAAAACGAGATAACCGAGTTTAATACTCCGTTGTCGGCGATGGCTGAAATAAAGCTGCTTACGCCGTCAAATATTCCACTGATGCCGCTGGCTATGCCGCCGAAAAAGTCGCCCAAAAAGCCGAACGTTTCGGTTAGGTAGTTTATTAGCGATTCGATTATGTCGACTGCGCTTTGCCAAATGCCGGTGAAAAACCCTGATACAGAACTCCCCATGCCTGAGAAAAATCCGGTGATGGCGCCGCCAAAGCTGGACAGTAAATTGCCCACATATGAAAACGCTGATCCTATGGCGTTAACCATACCCATAACCACACTGCCAATTGCTGAAAATGCGGGTGCAAAAAAGTCGTACACACCTACGGCTATTGTTTTTATTAGCCGCCACACTAATTGCAGTGGTAACGTTAGCAGGTCGAACGCAACTTTAAGGTATTTAAACACCGTTGAGCTTTGCGCCCACTCGTTAAATGCGGCTGTTATGTCGTCAAAATAATAGATAAGCGCAGCAACGGCGGCGATTAATGCAACAGCTGCTATAACAATCCACGTTAATGGGTTTGCCCAAAGTGCTGCGTTAAACAGCCATGTGGCCGCTTGGCCTGCAAGCATAACCGCTTTAAATGTACCCATTGCAATAGCAGCCGCGCCCATGGTGGCTATAAGTGACAAGAACCCTGCAACACGCAGTGCGATTAATGCGCCTTGCCATAGCTTAGTTACTATTAACTGTGCATTAGTTAGCGTTATGCCAATGCCTGTAGCAAAGTTATACAGCCCCATTGCAAACGTGGCTATGCCAAAGGCGGTCATAAGTGCGACTACGCCCACCACAGCGACTGATATTACGCTTGATAGGAACGGAAACTCTTCTGTTAGCGAGACGATGCCAGCAAACATTGATGCTAGCACTTCTACAAATGGCTCTACCACTGGCAATAAGCGGTTACCCATTGCTGTGGCTGCTGCATTGAATGAGCCGCCTAGCCTATCCCATGGGCTAGCAATGATGTTTGCCATTTCGGCCGCTTTGGAGTTGTCTTGCACACCTTCGAAAACTGCAATACCGTCTTTTAATTTGTCTACTTTGGTGCTTAGTACGTCGACCGCCTTTGCGCCTTGCTTGCCAAATATTTGCGTTAGCACATCGCCGCGCGCAACAGAACCCAGTGATGACAGGCGGTTATTAATACGCCCTAGCACTACGTCTATTGCGAGCATGTCGCCGTTGTCGTCGGTTAATTGAATGCCTAGCGACTGCTGCGCTTTGCCAATACCCTGCAATAGTGATGCTGCTTGCGTGCCCGCTACCGAACCCGACTTAGCAACCAGCTGCAACTCGCCCACTAGGGCAAATTGCTGAGCTGAGCTTAGGCCAATATTTGTTGCAGTTGCGCCAAGGTTTGAAAACGCCGCCTGCATTTCTGCGCCGGTGGTTTTGTAAAGCTGTACTGCGGTTGCGGTTTGGCCTGCTATTTGATTTACCCAATTAGACTTGCCCATTTTGTTGGCTGTCTTTTCGAATATGCCATACATGGTACCCATGTAGCTGGTAATGGTGGCCGCGTCGGCTTTGGTTGCTACCGCTAGTATGTTTGATGTTTTAGTAAATTCTGATAGCTCATCGCCCGTTAGCCCGGCAATGGCTGATTGAATATCGTAGGCACTGCGCACAAACTCGGCAGAGTTACCGCCGAATTGAAAGCCAAATTCGTATGATGTTTTGGTTAGTTTTTGTAATGCGTCGTCGGCAACGCCTAATGATTGCACCTCGCCCAGCGCGGCAACATGATCAATTGCGGGGGCTAGTGATTTAGCCAGTGCGTAACCACCGCCAACGGCTGTGGCTGCGCCGCGCATCATCTGATCTTGCGCGGCGGCTGTTTGCTGGCTCAGCTGATTAATTTTAGCCATGACTTTATTAACCGGACCCGTCACCTTGTCGATGATACCGATTGAATAATTAAGCTTGTCTAACTTGCTGAGCGTGGCCATTACATTACTCGCTTAGTGCTTGGCATATGCCGTTATTTACAGCAACCACAAAGTTTTCTTGCTGCTGCGTTTCGAGGTATAGCGCTTGCGCTAGGCTCTCTTGTGTGGCGGTAACCGCGCCAAAATACTTGGCGTGGTATGCCTGTAGCTGATCTAACCGAGACTTGCCTATTTGCTTGGCTCGGTCTTCGATTTTTTTACCGTGAAATTAAACTCCGGTTGGTATTCTTCAACAATTGCGCCCACTAAAAACAATGCTGCGCCTGGCTGTTGCACTAGCTCTTTTAATTTTTTAGCGTCTTCTTGCACTACGGTGTTTAATACAAAGTTAGTTGCCGGCTGCACTTTGCTGTTTGGCTGCGTAGAGTTGATGTATTTGTTGTAATCGGCTGCGTTTACGTTAAATGTAATTTCGCCTACCGGTGTTTCTAATGTGATTTTTTTCTCGAACGCCATGATTATTTACTCGCTTTAATGTCGGATTGGTTTAGCAATGTGTATGTAAAATACGGGCCGTACTTGGCTGCTGACTGGTCACACAAATTAATGAACTCGTCAAAGTCGTTTGGGTTAGCTAGCACTTGGCAACCTGCAGACCACTTATCAACTTGGATTGATGTGGTTTTGCTGTTTGCACGGTGGCAGTTAATACCAAAGTAACCTTGCTGTAGCTCGGCTTGTGGTGTGACTTCCGTGTCTAACTCGGTGTTTTTGTCGTTGTCGCGCAGGACAACAACAGGCTTGTGCTGCACTAGGGCGCGGTATTTGCCCTGGTGATAACCCAGCTTCCATAAACTTTTATGCTGCCCTGCAATAAGTACTGCAGTTCCATCTATGTTCATTGGGTTTTGACGCCAGTAAATACCGGCGTCGGTGGTTGCTTTGTATTGCTTTAATTGCCACTCGCCGCCTTGCTGATACAGCATGCAAATAACATCGTTAAAGGTATTGGCGCGTGTGTTGTTGTGACGAATACCTATGATGTTTAGGTTTAATTCGCCCTCGAACACGCGGTAGCCGCAGGCCTTTAAAGTGCTAAGCAATGTTGCGGCAGTTAGTTTGCGAATGGCTTTGGTCATTACAAGTCTCTCACTTCATCAGATGTTAGGTACGGCACGCCGTTAATTTTTACAAAGTCGGGACTGGTGATCGGACACTTAATTGATGTTGTGTCTTCTTCGCCGCCGTCGGCTTTAATGTTTAGAATTTCGTCTAGTTGCGGCAGGCAGCCAAACGCTTCAATGTTCTTTTTGCCTGCTGCTACTTCAGCGTTAAATGCTACGTCGAACGGCTCAATGCCTTTCCAGCTACCCGCTTTTGCCGCTTGCGCTTGCACAATTAGCCAGTTTTCGTGGTCTAGCTTTAGCGTTACTTCGCCTTCTACGTCGCCGTCGATAAAGCCTTTTGGTACGCCACGCACTTTTTTAACTGTGCGACCGTCGGTGATTTTTACGGTTGCTTCGATTACGTGCACCATTGAATTACCAATGAAAATATCGAAGTCTTTACCGCCTAGTACTTTTTGCATGTTCGCTCCTACTCTGCGTTATCTAACATGATGCCAACTATGATGGTGTTGGGTGAATCGATTGGCTTAACTTTTAGGACGACTTGCAATGTGGTTGCGTTCATAAACGTTAGGCTAATGCTGTCGTCTTTTGGCGTGTCGATTAAGCCCGGGAACTTGTCGGCACCAATGTTAATTGAGCGCGCCATTTCGCGTAGCGGCTTGCCCATGATGCGCTTGCCAAATTCAATGCCGCTGGCGCTGTTGTTTAGGCGGCGGTTTTTAATGTTTTGAATTGCAATAATGCGCACGTCGCGTGCGGCCTTATCGACAATGCGGCCTGTTTCGACTTGCTGAAAGTCGCCGCCTTCGGCATCTAACATGTTTACGTCGCCAAAATATGTGCCGTCAAAGTCTGGGTAAAACTGCGTGCAACTAAATCGCAGTGCGTCTAGCGCGGCTGTGGTTGAGTTGGTTAGCGGTTTGCCTGCGGCATCTTCCGGATGCGGCATTAGTGACATTGCCCCCGTAAGTACGCGCATTGGGCTATCGGCAATAGTGACTGCGCTTTTACATAAACGCCCAGTTACTGCGCCTAGCTCGTCGCCAAATAACAAAGGAACAACAGCTGTTTGCGGTGCTACTACGCCGTCGGTGATTGGCTGTAATGCGGTTACTAAATCAGACCAGTTTTGTAGCTCGGTTAGCCCTGGCGCTGCTACTAAAAAGCGCACTCGGCGAGCAAGGCTTGCTAGTATTTCAAGCGCTTTAGCTTGATAGCTTTCTACTTCGGCTTTGCCTGTTACTGGCGTACAAATAACAATGATTTCTGGACTTACGTCCTGATCCATTGCTTCGTCAATAAGCGCCATTACGTCGGCGTCGATTGCGTGCGCTATTGCATAACCGCTTACTAGGTCGTCGCCGTTGCGCTGCCATGCCTTAACTTGGGTTTTTAACGGTGAGTCGGCTACGCCAAACTCAGCATCAAAGTCGCTTTGTGCATTAATGGGTAGAATTTTGCCGTTGTTTTCGGCCGCTTGGCCTATGAACAATACGGTGCGTTCTACCTGTTTTGTAGCGCCACTGCCTGTTTGAATGGCGGCAACGGATACTTTACCTTGTGCCATGGTCGTTCCTTTTTTGCTTGCGCTACGCCACTTGCATAGCTTTGTTTAAAATAAAATTCATTTGCTCTTTTTGCTCTGGCATTGTTTGCCCCAAAAAGGAGCGGGCCGGTAAATCAATTTTCCATGTGCTCTTGCCTGAGCTGCCCTTTAATTCGCGCAGTAAAAACCCTGCTTGGTTTTTGCTTAGGTTTGCTGTTATCCATTTTATGCTTGGCCGCTTGCTGCCCTTGCCTTTGCCGCGCGGTATTTTGTAACCCTCGGCTATTAATGCGCGGGCTAAGTTGCGCGTGGCTGGACCTTCTTTATTTTGTGCTGCACTGCCTTTTGGCTTGCCTGCATCTAGGCTTATACCTTCTTGGTGTGCGCGGGCTATTTTTCCGCTGTTGCCACCTTTAAAATATACGCTTGCGCTATTTGCGCCGTAGCGCACTTTCATGTTTCGCTTTAGCTTGGTTAGCATTTTCTTTTTTTTGCCGTTGGCGCGGCCCTGCCATGTTTTACCTGCTAAATCGCTTTGCCTGGTAATGCGCTCTTTACTGCTTTTGTTTGCTGCACGTATTGCGCTGCGCAATATGTTGCGGCGCTTTTGCGGCTTAAGCTGTAAAAACGCTAACTGCTCTTTGCTGCGGCCTTCGTCAAACTTGAGGTTAAGCACGGCTTACTTGGCCTTCAAGTATGAACGCTTCTGCTATCCACAGGCTTTGCTCGCCAAAGTCGTAACGGTTGCCGTTAAATTCAAACGGGCCGTTGGGCGCTTGTATTAGCTCTATTTCTTCGCATAGCTGGTTTATTGTTAGCTCTACTTCGTTGCTGTTGTCGTCGTTAACGTCGGCGCTAAATTCAATGTCGGCGCTGTCGTATCGCTCGCCGTTGTTTTGCAGCCAAAACGATGCAAAGGCACAAATAAGTGCGGCCGGTGCTGCGCATGGGTTTATGCTGATCACCCCTGAGTAATAAAACCTTGCTGCCAATAGACCATTGCCGTTAATGGTTTTGCTGCTTGGCTCTATGCGGCCGCCTTCTATCCAGCTGTCGAATTGGGTGCTTAGCGCTAGGTTGCGGCCTTGGTATTCTGCGGTTGCTAAATGCTGCTTAAGTTTTGCTATTTTGCTTTGGCTCATAGTAGCTCTACCGATAAATTAGGACTTAAGCCTTGCAGTTGGCGCATGGCATCTATGCTTTGTTTTATCCAGTGACTGTGGTTATCAACCGCTGATTGGCTTTGTGCTGTTGCGCTGTCGCGGTGCGTGCTGCCTAGCTTTGATACCAGCAAGCTGGCTTTTGCTTTGCTGTAAACTGCGCGCTTATAAAACAGTGCTTGCGCGGCGCTTAGCGTTTGGCCATTGGTAAGCTGTGTATTTGCTAGCTCTTGGTTAATTTCGGCCTGCGCGTAAAGTAGCTTTTCTAGCAGTACGTCGCTTTTGCTGGCGTACTCTTGGGCTATTGCGTAGTGCTCAATAAAATGGGCGGTGCTTAGCGCTGGGTAATAGCCGCTGGCTTCAATGATTACATTGACGCTTTGTAAATCTGCCTGAGGCATACCGCTTAAGTTCATATTGCACCTTTAAAAACACACGTTAAATTGGGTGCGGGCGCCACTTAGTCACGCGCGTTAAGCAAGTAATGCTAACGTTGTGCTAAGTTGCCCGCTGGCGTTGGAGCTAGTTAGCGGTTTGCTGTTCTGGCTCCGCTGGTTTAATCATTTTTTGCAATTCTTTTAGCAGGGTTTTAACGCCTGCTTTGTCGTTAATGGATTGGGCCATTTCTGCAAAGTAAAGCGCGTTGCCTAGGTTAAGCTGGGCTTTGTTGACTTTTGCGGCGATTGCGTAAAGCTTGCCGCCGACTACTTCTAGCCCTGACCAGTCTTGGTTTTTAACCACAAAAATTAAGCGGCGCAGCGTAAAGCCAATGTCGTACAGGCCTTGCTGTTGCGATTCGGCAAGGTAGTAATTTGCGTCGTCGTATAGTTGGTCGATAACGAACGCCGCCCAGTGCTTGGTATTAAACACGGTTGGCAGTGGTTGCTTTTGCTCGATCATTAACGGCAATAAGTCCATTACTGCATCCCAGCGCTTTAAATCAACTAACCAAATAAACACCCATGCCAACACTTTGTTGTGGTGGCTTTGCTCGCTTAGGCGATATTGGTTTATGTACGCTAGGTAGCCTTGGCGTTCTAGCGCTTCTGATTTGTATGTTGCTTTGTCGCTAATGTCGGCAAATGTTTTTAATTGAGCCAAGTCGGATTCTATAGCTGCTGCATAAAGCTGGTACTCGGTTTGCTCGTTTACGGTTGCTGGCGCATTGGCTTGAGTGGCGTTAGCCGCTGCCGTTGGCGCTTTATTTTCAGTGCTTGTTGGTACTGCTTTAGCTTTGGCTAATGATTTTTTGAAAAGGCTCATTTAAAAATACTCGCTAATTGTTAAAAAAAGCCGCCCCGAAACTAGGGAGAAAGAGGCGGCTTGCTGCTGCTAAAAAACTATTCCCAGCCGGTGCCTGCTTTGTTTGGCAGTTTTACGTTGGCTGATTCGAAGTACGCTATTTTTTCGAGGTCTTCGATGTAGTAACAGTCGTTACGTGATAGGTAATCTTCTACGCGTTTCTTTTTTGGGTTGTCTTCTACGTGTGTGCGGGTTGAGCCTGCTTGCACGTAGTGACTTAGGTTGTCGAAACTTGTTACTAAAATACCGCGCGATGGGAAGAACGGAATTTTATAGCTGGCTAAGCCGCCATACGTTTTAATGATTTGCTCAAGTTCGATTTTGGTTTTTTCGCTTGGCGTGTGCGACTGCTTTGCATACAACTTGTTTTGGTCGTTTGCTAGTAGTTCGTCGCCAATGATGGCAACCATGTTTACGCGCTTGTGCTCTGGTACTGCTTGCAGTGCGTCGAACACGGCTTGGTCTAGGTTTTCGTAATCGCCACCGGCACCAATGCGAATTTCGTCAACGGTTGCGCCTTCGCTAATTGCGCGCTCTGGTGCGTCGCGGCGAATGAGTTGTAGCCAGCCGATATTTACGTCTTGCAGCATTGTGTTAGTTGCAATGTTTGTAAACGCTGCGGCTGATGTGCCATGAAAGCCAATTTTAATAATGTCGAGCGCGATTGCCTGGCGCACGTGATTACGATAGCGCTGATGGAAGTCGGGGAATTTTGACCACTGATCCATTTTTGCCCACGATAAATGAATGTCACATTCTACTGGGTGACAACGGTATTCGCGTTTTGCTAGGCCTGCTACATCGCGCGTTTGACGCTCTTTGGTGTCGTCGCCTTCTACACCTGCACGGCCTGTTACGCCACCGTCTACGCTCATCATTACTGATTGGCCTACGATGTCGTCTACTAGTGCGGTGTTGATTAATTGCAGAAATTCTACCGAGTCGTATGTTGCGTCGTATAGGCGCTGTTCGGTTGTTGGCTCTACGTTGAACTGTTCGTTCATTGATGCTACGCCGTAGTTGCTGGCCATGCCTGCAAGTACTGCGACAAATAATTGTTTTGTTCTGGTTTTCATTTTCGTTCCTGCGCTTTGCTAAGTTAAGTTAGGGTGCTGCAATTACAAGCAGTTGCTGTATTTGCCTTCGTCGCCTTCGTGCTCTTCGTCGGCGTTGGTTGTGTCACCCGCAGGTGTTTTTAATGCTTTGGCAAACTTTTCGTTAAGTTCGTCAAGCGCTACTTTTGTGCTTGATAGCTCTTCTTTAAGCTTTGTTAGCTCGGCTGACTCTTCGGCTGGCGGGGCTGTTTCTTCTTCGCCTTCCACTTTAGTGGTTGAGAATGAATCAAGCTTTGTGGTTAGGCCGTCTAGCTTTTTGCCAAACTCTTCAAGCGGTGCGCCGAGTGCATCTTTTAATGCATTGGCTAATTGTGTTTCGTTCATGTCGGGTTCTTCCTTAGTGAATAGTCGTTTGAAAAAGGGTTTTTTAGGTGTGTCGATAGGCTCACATGACCCTAAGTCAACGGTTAATAAAGAGACTTCCGTGTCGTCTGCTTTGCTCTTACTACTGAAATGAATGCGGTCGGTGTAGCAGCTTGCTGGGTAGTCGGTAACTGCTAGGCCGGTTAGGTAGGTTTTGCCAGTGCCCATGAAGTCGCGGCTAATTTCGATGCTAAAATATACGGCTTGGTCGGCTTTGTTTAATGCTACAAACCCTTGATTGGGCGCGAGCACGGCGTATAGGCACACTACGCCTTCTTCGTTTTCGTATGCTTCTACACTTACTACGTCGCCTAGCATTCCTGGTATGTCTACGTTGTGTAGGTTTTTAGCTGCCCAGCCTGACCAGTTAAATTCGTGATCAAGATTTATGCGTGCGCCGTATTTGCGGGGGTTGTAGGTTTCTACTATGTCGGCTACGTCTTGCTCTGTTATTTCGCGGCCGTCGACGGTCATGCCAACGGCGGCAATTGATAATGGTTTTGTGCGTAGTTGACCTGACATATAAACAAACCTTTTAAATGTTTTTTAATTAAGCTTAATGCTTTAAAGTAACTGCAGTTTGCACCCTCCTTTTGCACCTTTCCAACGGTTTAACTTTTTGAAATTCCTATATTTAACTTTTAGGAATGGGCAGGTTTTTAACAAACAGATTACGTGCTTTATTACTAATACACTGCCGCCATGGATTAATTAATGTGGCGCAATATGAAGGCTAACTACGGACCAGACGTACGCAAAAAAGCACGGGATTTGTATGTTGTTGAGGGCTATACCTACGAGGAAATAGCCGATTTAGCAGGCATGCCAAGTGCGCGCAGTGTTAGGCGCTGGTCTGAGTCTGAGAACTGGGCGGACATGTGCCCAACGTATAATGCCGAAATGGCGTATAGCCGCCGCATTAATCTGTTAGCTGACAAAGACAATAAAACCGATGCTGAATATAAAGAGCTAGACTTTTGCACGCGCCAGCTGTGTGCGCTTAATAAAAGCAAGCTTGCACCTGCCCCTAAGCAACGCGCTAACAATGACGATGCTATTGCTGGCAATAGTGGCGGCAGTGGCAAAAAATCGAAGAAGAAAAAGAAAAATGATTGCTCTGGCATTACGCTTGAAATGCTTGACGAGCTTAAAGACAAGCTTCTTTATCCCCACCAAAAACATTGGTTTGAAAACCAAGATCACCGCACCCGCTTTATTTTAAAGCCCCGGCAAATTGGGGCTACTTTTTACTTTGCGTTTGAAGCGTTTTACGACGCGGTTATTAATGGCCGCAATAAAATATTTATATCGGCGAGCCGTGATCAGGCTGAGGTATTTAAAGCCAATATTGTGGCGCTGGTGCGTGAGCATTTTAATGTTGAGCTGACCGGTTCGCCAATGGTGCTTAATTTGGCTGGCGGCAAAACTGTTAAGCTTATTTTTAAAAGCACTAATGCGCGTACTGCTCAGTCGGAAAGCGGCGACCTATATATAGATGAAGTTTTTTGGATTCCTAAATATAAGAGCTTGCGCGGCTTGGCGCAGGCTATGGCAACGCATAAGCATTTACGAATAACCTATTTTAGTACGCCGAGCGTTACGAGCCATGAAGCGTATGATCACTGGAACGGAAAGTGGTACCGCAAAACAAAAGCATGTAACGACCCTGAGTTTGCGATTGATGTTAGCCATAAAAGTTTAAAAAATGGCAGGCTTTGCGATGATGGCATTTGGCGACAAATACTTACTGTGTACGATGTGGTTACTAGCGGGTTTGACCGCATTGATATTGGCGTGCTTGAAAACGAGTACAGTGTAGATGAGTTTAATAACTTGTTTATGTGTAAGTTTATTGATGATGCGCACAGTGCGTTTAACCTTAAACAGCTTATGAACTGCGTGGGCGATTCGACCAAGTGGCCTGACTTTGATTTAGATTACGAACGCCCTTACGGGTTAAAGCCGGTGGTTATTGGTTTTGACCCTGCGCGGTTTGGCGACAAAGCGAGCGTAGCTATTTTAAGTGCGCCAATGAAGCCTGGCGAAAAGTTTTTGCTGCTTGAAGCAATTGATTTAAGCGGCAATGATTTTGAAGCGATGGCCAGCGAAATAAAACTGCTTACCGAAAAATACAACGTTGTGCACATTGGCGTTGATACCACTGGTATTGGTTACGGCGTGTGGGAGCTTATTACTAAGTTTTACCCTAACGCTGAGCCAATACATTACAACCCTATTATTAAAAACCGTATGGTTATTAAAGCAATTAACGTTATTCAAAACCGACGCCTTGAGTTTGACCAGGACGCGGTAAACATTGCTAGCTCGTTTATTAATATTCGCCGCAAAGTTGTTGGTGACCAAATTACATATGCTACTAACCGCACGGCCACTACGGGCCATGCCGATATTGCGTGGGCAATTATGCACGGCTTATTATTCGAACCACTAGACGGCAACGCCCATAGCCGCCAAACATCTGTAGGAATTGCAGCTTAATGAAACCACGATTACAAGTAAGCAACGGCCAAGCGCCTAATTACAACCAACGAACTGCGGTGACTGATGCGTTTAGTTTTGGCGACCCCGAGCCGTGCTTAGATAACAGGCTAACCGATTACGTTGGCGTATTTAGTGACAGCAACGGCATTTATGCGCCGCCCATTAGTTTGCAGGGTTTAATTAAACTGCTGCGCGTTAATGCCCAGCACGGGCCCATTTTGTATTTTAAGCGCAACATGATTTTAAAATGGTATAAGCCGAACGCGCTGTTAAGCCATCAAGCATTAAGTAAATTTGGCTTTGATTTGTTGTGGAGCGGCAACGCTTATTTGCAAATTATTAGAAATTCGTTTGGGCAAATTATTAAACTGCGACACCTGCCCGCACTGACTATGCGCTATACAAGTACGCGCGGTGTGTATGCGCAATTAAGTAACCGCAGCCATGAGCCTATTTATTTTAATGCGGGCGAAATTATACATGTAAAAGAGTACGACCCCGGCCAAGGCATTTACGGTATACCGCAATATTATGGCGGTATTCAGTCGGCATTATTAAATGAAGATGCGACTTTATTTCGCCGCCGGTATTACAAAAACGGTGCGCACATGGGTTTTATATTTTCAATGGCTGATCCTAATTTAAGCGCTGAAGATGAAACGGCATTAAAAGATGCTATACGCGATAGCAAAGGCGTGGGTAACTTTAGAAGTTTGTTTTTTAATTTTCGTAGCAATAAGGCCGATGCTGAAAAAGCGATAAACATTACACCGGTTGGCGATATATCAACTAAAGATGAGTTTGAGCGGATTAAAAAAATTACGCTTAACGATATGCTAAGTATGCACCGCGCGCAAGAAGCGCTAAGCGGCCAGTCGTCTGGTGATAAAAACGGCTTTGGCGACTTAGATAAAATTACCCGTGCCTATTACAACAATGAAGTTGTGCCAATGCAGCAAGATGTTTTAGGTATTAATAATTACTTGCCTGCAGCGCAGCGCATTGAATTTAAAGAGCCTGAATATTCAGACCTTAACCCAACACCCAAGGAAGATGCATGAGCTGGATAGATATAGTTGAATTTATTAAACAGTGGGGGCAGTTGCTTATGTTGAGCTTTTTAGCGGCGGCTATACAAATGTATTTAAGCCGTAAAGTGTTTACGTTTTTTCATTATTTTATGAGTGTGTTAATTGCTGTTTTTGCCGCGTACTTGGCGGCTATGTTTTGCGAGTGGCGGCAATTTGATGAAAGCTTAAAAACGGGTGTTATTGGTGTAACTGCGTATGCGGCCCCGCACATTTTGGAAGGGATCAATAAATTTATTGAAACGTTTAGCAAAGACCCAAAGGGCTTTATTAAATTAATTAGGGGCGGCAAATAATGGGATGGTTTACTTTGTTTAAATTGCTTAAAAATAATTTTAGCTTTGTTTTAATTGCGGCGGCTTTGTTTGTGGCGGGTGTTTTTTATATTCAAACGTTGCATTTAAAAGTTAGCGTTAACGATGCCGCGTTAGCAAATGCATCGCTACTAAGCGAGGTTGATTTGCTAGAGCAAAACAGCGACCAGCTGTTAGCGACGTTAAACGATGAGCAGTTGCAACGCGAGCGGCTTGAAGCTGAGATTGCAAATTCTCAGGCCAGGCTAAACAGTTTTATGCAAAAAACATCGATGCTTGAGCAAATAAGCAAAAGCAAAACCAAACAACTTAACGATATAGCGAGTAATAAAAATGAAACAGATTGCATTAATGCTGATATGCCTGCTGGGGTTATTGGGTTGCACGCTAACCCCTGAGCCTAAAGAGCGGGTTGTTATTCAAACGAGGTATAAGTATTTACTGCTTGATGATTGGATTGTTGCCCCAGTAGCGCACCCAACTTTGCAGGGCGCAAAATGGAAAAGCCTGAGCAGGTTAGCAATTGAATATAACAGCGCGTTAACGCAGTGCAATTCACAACTGCAAGCGGCTAAAAGTGTGGCTGACAGCAAGCTAGAAAAAACAAGCGCTAGTGACTAGCTAGCGATTTTTCCAATCAAGCTCTTTTACTTTTTCAACCTTCCCCGCCGTGACCTCAAGACGCTTAAGTGCTCTTGTTAAATTTGGGCTTTTTACGCTATTAAGTAACGCGGCATTTGTTTTACCAATGCCGCGAACTAAGTAGTCGCTAAGCGCCGATTTTATATCTTCACTGGTACTTTTACCAAACGACAAAAGCACATCTAATCGCTCTTGGCTTTGCGAGCCTTTATATAAATACTTCATAAATTATTTATCGCTTAAGTGATAATTAATTTATTATATTTTAATATTCAGCAAATGCCCACCTATTTGATCTTTATACTGCCACTTTGTGTCAAACATTGTCACATTTTTGTCATTACGATCCTTTTCACCTGTCATTCTGATCCTTTGGTTATAAGGTTTAGCTAAAAATGGCTTGTCACTGGGGTTGTCAATTTAACGCATTTTTTGCACGAAAGCGGAAGGCGAGGAGGAGTGATTTTTTTAGCTCTTTGATTCTCAGCCAATAGTTAAATGGTTATTTGTAACGCACTCAACCACTGTATATAATGACAGTGTACTTTATTAACGATTGGTGAATATTATGGCGCGGGTTACTTGTCCAAATTGCGAAGCTAAAGCTACGATTACATCGCGTGAAACGCAAAGCGCGCACGTAGTAAATTTATATTGTTCGTGTACTAATACTCGTGAATGCGGGGCAACGTTTCGCATTACCCAATCGTTCGATCACTTCTTAAACCCTCCGGTACAAACCACACAGCAATTAGCCGCTGCACTTATTAAAAGCCTACCTCGCGAACAACAATTGGAATTAGTTGGGCTATAGTCTTTACTTTATTTCACGCATTAAAAAGCCCGCATTAAACGGGCTTTTTTGTGGGTGCTGTTTACTGTCTGCGCTGGTTATATTGTGACTGGTTTTGCTGTGGCGCATTTTGCGGCTGTTCATACTGCCCTTGATATTGCGGCGGTGCGTAACCTTGGCTTTGGTTTTGTGGCTGGTTATTGTGCGTTTGGCTTTGCTGGCTTTCACTTTCCCAAAATATATATAGTTTTAACGGGCCTTGTTGATTAATTGGCATAGTGTCGAGTTCTATTTCAATGCTATCGCTGCCGCCTTGGTTGTTACTCGGCCATTTAGTGGCACGACCTAAAGTAGCGTAACGGTTTTTGGTTTCGTTGCCTTGCTGGTATTTTTCGGCAATACAAGCAACACGGCCTTTATCTAGTGGTTTGTTATTTTGTGGGTGCATAGTGCGATTCCTTTTTGTTTAATGTTTTATTTAATGATTTGTGTTTTACAACTGAGTGATACACCCAGTTGCGACGCTTAACGTTTGGTTTCATTGATCACCATAATTCGCTTAATTCTTTTTCTAACTGCATTTGCGCTAAGCGCTCTTCTAGCAGTTCGCGGGTTGACTTGCTGCGCTGCTGGTATTGCGGGCGCGGCTCTTGGTTTTCGTGGTGCGGCATTTTAGCCGGTGCACTTACTGTTTTTGGTGAAACAATTCGCGCTTTTTTAGTACTTGGCTTTGCTGTTGTTTTTATTTGCCCGGTGCGAAATTTATATTCTTTTCGCTCGCAACCGCAGCCCTGGACATGACCTAAATTATCTTTGCGTACTACGCGAGTAGTGCCGCATACGCATTTACACATAAAATGCTGCACCCCTCGGTTGCGGCGGTCTTCGTTTAATACTGTCCAATTATTGAAAACGTCACCCGCCGTTACTTTACCTGTTGCCACTGGCTACTCCTCTTCGGTTCTTTTTGTTCTTTTTTCTGGCAACGTGTTGTCATGCACTGCATCACCCAACCAAATAAATGAACGCCCTAATGCATTAAGTATTTGCATTATTGGATGCGCTATAATGTTGTGTACCCACCAATTTTTATAAAGCATGGCTATCACTCCCAACCAATAAGCTTGGGCGCTTAAATAGCAATGCGGCATTTTGTAACTGGTCAATAGTGACTCTGCGGCCATCAATAGCGACGACTTTAATTTTGCTCACTGGGTCGTTTTCTTCAATAATTTCGTAGCGTGAGTTCTTTTTAATATTTTCAATACTGCGCTTACCATCTTTTAGCGACTCGCCAAAGGCATGGCCTAGCATTCCTGCGGTATAAAATAACCCGGTTGAAAGCATTTTTTCGGCTGCTGATTGTGTGTTCATAATGTCACCTGCTGTTTTGGTTGTGGTCTGTTGGTTACTGTAAATACGTTGGCGTTAGGTTCTTGCTGATAACCGGTGCAAATTTCGGTAGCAAAAACGCTGTTATTGGTTTTACCGCACTGGCCGTATTGGGTTTTAGGCGCGGGCTTATCGAATTTTGTAACAAACGGGCTATGCTGATCATCTGCAAAACCTTTTGGGCAAAATGCCTGGCAACTAATACATGCCTTTGGCATTAATACTTTTGAAATTTGAATAGTCATATTTTCTCCTACGCCATTAAATCGAGTGACCACCAATCGTTATCGCTGATTGCTGATGCACTGCCTTGTTTAACTAAATTAACTAGGTCCCAATCGCCAATAGTGACTAGGCCGCGTTCGTTTGTGGTGGTATTAAGTGATTTACGCCCATCGAGCTGCGCGTATTTATAAGCAAGCTCTACAAATTCGCGTGCTTGTTGCCAATGCGCGTCGGTTATGTGCCAGCTAGCTGATTTTTGCGCGAGTGTTTGCGCTCGGTATTCAATATCGAGCTGCTTGTTTTGCTTAAGCTGGGCGCTTTCGTCTAATGTATGTAACTGGCCATCGCGAATTTGATAAATTAGCCCGTTTCTACTGATCCTTTTTCCGCTATTTAGATCACTTACCAGATCATCAAGGTCGGTTTTTGATAAACCCACGGCATCAAGTAACAACTCAGCTCTAGAGCCTGCGGCTATAGGCGTACAGTTATTACCACTAGTCCAAGATAGGTCGGCTGCGCCGACGTTGGTGTTGCCCTTAGCACTGAGTTTTTCGGCTGTGCCCTTGAGTTGTCTTGTCCATTCGATAAGGCGCGTTTTTAAGCTGGTGTCGGCAATTACGTTATGCACGTTTTCTAGCGTGCGCTTAAGTACGGCTTTGTAGTCGGTATTCGTAAGCACGCCCTTAATGCGGCGCACTACTTCGGCGTAGTCGTTGCCTTGCGGGGTTAGCTCATACATTGATTTAAAGTTAGCAGCGCGGCCAATACACATACCGCCTTGTAATTTTACGTAGTCTTTCCAATTGGCAGTGTCGGCAGCGTGGCGAATAGGCTCTATTACGTCGTCACTTATTGCAGTGCGCATGCGTCTAAGCTCGCGGTAAACGGTAACGCTTGGCGAACCCTGAAATTGAAACTGGCGAATATTCCACGTACTAGCCCAGGCTAAAACGGGGTTAGCTTGCTCTTGCAGGTTTTCGCCTGTTTCAGCATCTTCATGATCGCCTAGCATGTAACCATCAATATTTTTACTGATGTATTTAGCAATGTAGCTGGCCGCACTGCCTTTGCTTTTATCCATTGTTATGGCGTCAAAGCGTGGGCTAAATGTGCGATAAAACTTACTAGGCGCTTTGGCTTTTTTGCCTTGGCTTTTTTTAAGGCCCCACTCGCGGCGCTTTTGTTTGTAGGTTTTAAACAGCTCGCTTTTTTTAGTGCCTGCGCGATAGCTAACGCACTTTTCAACAGTTTGAACGTGTACGCCATGGGTGTTTATATCTACCCATTCGGTAACTACTTTGGCGCGAGTTGCTACTGGGCCGTAGTAATCGTAAAGCTCTGTTTTGTCTTCTTGAATAAAGTACCAACGCAAAATAGCGTTTACTTCTTGCAGTTTGTTTTTTGGCATAAATAACATCATGTGCCAATGCGGGCACCCGTCAGCATGTGGCTCTACAACACGCACGCCAAAATACTTAAGGCCACGGCGGTTTAATTTAGAACGAGCACGCGCCCATGTTTGGGTTAAATAATTTTGCGCGTCTTTCGGAGTTTCGCCATTCCATTTACTTGAATTAGCATGAAAACGCGACGGGCACGTAATAGTGTAAAACACACCTACATAACCCATTTCGTCGGCTAGCTCTTCGGTTTCGCGTATGCGTAGCATTAATTCGTTACGGCGGTTGGCTGGGTTTGCCATGCCGCTTTTAACCGCTTCAATTAAACTTATTACGTCGCCATCGCTGCTTTGTAATTCCATCATTTCTAAAAACTGGCGGCCGCTGGCTTGGGCAAAGTTAAACTCACGCTGCGCTTGTTTTGACGAATACGGGCTAATGCCTTTACGTTTAAACTTTTTGCTTTTTTTATCGTGGTATAGGTCTTTGCCCACTTGGCCGGTGGCAATTTCTAGCAATTCTAAAAACTGGCGGCGTAGGGTTTTTAATTGGCGTGCCCACCACTTATCGCACTGCATTTTAAGCAGTGCAATTTCGTAGCATTCGGTTGGTAAGCTTTCTTCGCGCATAGCGTAAAAGGGTACGTTAGCACCCACAGCTTTAGCGTGATCAGCTATTACATCGTAGGTTAACGATACTATTTTTTCATAAGGTAGGTGCTGGTGCTCTTCGCTTACATCAAGCGCAATTTGCAGGCATTCAATAGCTAGCGTATTTGCATGCTTTTTGGTTTTTTCAATACTGCTTAAAATATGCCATGGCAATGGCATATTTTGAGTAATACTAAACAACACGCCAAAGCGTGGCTTTAAACGACCAATAACACGGCGCAACCATGTATTAGCGCGGTATTCGCTACCCGCTTTTTTTTGGTTGTAACGGTCAATATATTTGCGGGCCATTCTGCTTTGCAGCGGAACGGGCACAGCCTGCAGGCCGCGCGCTAAAAAGTTACGATTATCAATATCGCTAATAGACGTAATTAAGCCCTCGGCTACACTAGATAGTCTAAGGGCTTTTAGGTCAATTGGTTGCGGGTTAGCCACAGCGTTACAGCTCTATTTCCATTGGCTCACCGCCAATTTGCACAGCATTTAATGCAATGCTCATTTGGCTGTAAACGCCTTCAAAATTAACGTCATCGTCTGCAATCATTTTTACTATAGGCAACAAGTCGGTTAGCGTGTCTTCGCACTGCATTAACATGCCAATGGTGCTGCGTTTGTTTAAATTTCTAATTGCAAAATTAACTTGCTCAATAGCGTGTAAAACAATGCTAAGTAGTAATTGCTTATTTTTAGGCATAGCTTGGTCTTTGATAGCGTTCATTTTTTAGTGTCCTTGGGGGTTAAAATGGAATGTCGTTTAAAAATTCGTTTAAGTCTTCGCTTGGGTATTCCGTTTGTAATTCATCCATTTGATAGTAAGTATCTAAAAAGCTTTCTGACTCACTCTCAAGATGGATTGAATATTCTGCGCCTAAGTAAAGCCACCAACCATTAGGTATTGTCCTAAATGATGCGTCAATTCGCTTTGCAATTTTTGGCGCGTACTTTTTTAAGTCGCATAATGCATTTAGCACTTTTTGAAAATCACACTTTGCTATATCGCGCTCTTTTCTGCATGCGTTGTAATAGCTAAGTGCGGCTTTTGCTTTTGGGTGTAGTTTCATTTTTAGCAGCTCCCAGCGGTTAAATTACAAAAAGCTCAGGCGCTAACTCATGGCCTTTGCAAAATACAAAGTGGGCGTATTCGGTTGAATCGGCTTTACTTGGTTTAGCTGGGTCAAAGCCCGGGCGCTTGCTATGCACATAAATCGCCGCTAATGGCAGCTTTTGCCACATTGCCTTGCGCTTTTGGCTACCCAACCAATTTAGGCGTTGCAGCATGATCACTAAGCCGTCCTCTTTAACTATTTCAAGCGCATGTTCTGTAAATTCTTGTGCTACGTTAAACGGCGGGTTTGTTATGATCATGTCGTATTTAGGCAATAATGCGCTCGGGACGTTTAAAAAGTTAACGCCTTTTAAGTTGGCGCGTGAGTCCTCGCGAATGTCCCAGCTTTCAACATTAAAGCCGTGCTTTTCTAATACCGTTGGGTAGCTCATTTCGTACTTATCACAACCGCCAGCGCTTGGGTCTAGCACTAGCGGGTTTTCATCTGGCGAGCAAGCCAACACATTGTTTTCAGCAAACGCTGCTAAAAAATCTTCAATCAACCAATGCGGTGTTATGTAGTAGTCTTCGGCATTGCGTACCGTTCCGCGATTTAATGAACTCATGATCAGCCCTTGGTAATTGTTAAATGTGAATAGTTGGTATTGGCAGGCTCAACCGGTGCATGTTGCACAAATTTAGCGGGGGCCATTGCGTTAGCGTCGGTAAATGCTTTTACTAATTGCTCCATTTGCAAAATAGCCTTGTGTATTTTTAAGCGGGCTTCTGCATCAAAATTAGCAAAGCCACTTTCTAAATGATGGCGCTTTAAACCTGCTGCAAAACATACCAATGTGCGCTCTTGCGGGCTTAATACTTTGTTGTAAACGTACTCTGGCATGTGGCGCTCGCTGCCCATTAATGCTTTTATTTCGGCCAATCCTTTTGGTACGTGGCGGTCAGTTACTGCTTTTAATGGTGCTGGGTTTGGGTAGTTAATAGCTGTGTTTGCCATGATTAATTAACTCCTTGCTGGCTGCGTGTTGCTGCATTTAGGTAATTAGTTGCTTGTGTTTTTAACCAGAAAACTGCTTTTTGTATTGTTTGGTACTCGTCACCTGCGCAATAAACTGGTAAGTCAAAATCACCAACACGCGCTTGAAACACTGGGTCAAAACCAAACACCGCTTTGCGGGTAGTAATTTTACAGCTAAGCAAATAGCGGCATTGCTCTGCTAATGTTTTAAAACTGCTTAACGTTTCTCTGCTAAATACTTGGTATGTGCTCATTGCCCTGCTCCTAGTTATTAACTTGTTTATTGCCGTAAATTTCCTGAAACTTCTCACTGCCTAACCGCATAAACTCTTCAATATCTGCTTCAAGCCATACAACACGGCCGCTCGATATTTTATGTGTTTTAGGAAACTGCCCTTTATCCATCAACCGATATAACGATGTGCGGTGCATGCCGCACTTTTGCGCCACGTCTGCAGGGCGTAAATAGCGGTCGTTTATTGTTACCACTTCACCACGTACATTGCGGCGGTAATGATCTGCTGCGATTAACTGGCTCATGCTGCACTCTCCTTGTCGTCTTTTACGTGGTCGGCTAGCAGGTCTGCTACCGTTACTTGGCCGTTTGTTAGCTCTGAAATACGGGTAATGTATTTCGCTGGGGCTTGGCCGAACTTATTCATCCAATCCCAAACCGAACCTTGGGAAACTCCCAGCTTTTTACCAAGCTTTGTCTGCCCCCCTATTATTTTTACTGCTTTTTCTATGTTTGATTGTTTCATTTCTAGGCTCCAAACTGTTTATAGCAGTATTTAATACTGTTAATAACAGTTTGTCAACACCGTTAAAAACAGTAATACTATGAACTGTACAAAATAAATACTGTTTAAATGCTGTTTAAATACGTATCTTCTTGTTTTTTAAGCGATAGGGAAAATTATGAGCGTTGGCGAAAGAATTAAAAAAAGAAGAGTGGAACTTGGCCTTACTCAGGCCAACTTGGCTGAGCTGGCAGGGATCATTCAGCAGTCATTGCAAAAAATTGAAAGCGGCTCAACTAAAAACCCGCGCAACCTAAAGGCCTTGGCTGACGCACTTGACTGCACCCCTGAATTTTTACAGTTTGGGATAGCTGAAAGCATTAATAGCAACGTTTCACCAGGGCCTGACATTAAATCAACTGTGCCGCTTATTAGCTGGGTTCAAGCGGGCGCATGGAGTGAAATAAACGAGATACGCGAATGCGACGCTGAACGCTTTATGTGCCCAGTTAACGCAAGCAGTAAAACGTTTGCCCTGCGGGTGCAAGGCGTAAGCATGGAGCCTAAGTTTTACGAGGGTGATTTGATATTTGTAGATCCTGAGGCAGAGTGTATTCACGGCTCTTACGTAGTAGCACGTTTAGACGACGACAACCACGCCACATTTAAACAGCTAATAATTGAAAGTGGCCACAAGTTTTTAAAAGCAGCTAACCCCAATTGGCCTGAGCAACTAATACCGATAAACGGCAATTGTACGTTGGTGGGTAAAGTGGTGTTTGCTGGAAAGTCGTTTTAGTTTGCTGAATTACAGGCACAAAAAAGCCCGCGCTGGGCGGGCTTCTTGCTATTGACTGGCTTTGTCCGCCCTCCTTAGCAGCTCTTCGATACTCATTCCTTTTGTTTTTTCTTTTTCCTGATCAACTTGCTTTTTTAGGTTTTGGTATTGCGGCTCAAACCTCTGCCTTATCTTTGGTATTTCTTCATGGTTACCACTATTTAGATTTTGCAGCACTTTTAACAATCCAAATTTAAATTCATTACATGCTGTAAATTCATCGTAATATTCACTATTTAGATCACCGGTTCTTTTAACTATTTTTTTAAAGTCATCGCAAACTTTATCCAGCCTTTTGTTGTAATCATTGCGAACACTAACAAATTGCTTTTTGTGCCTTGGCTCGTATGGCCCCTCAAACCACGCATCTAATTCATCAACCACTTGCTGAATATCAAACATTAAATCAACCGGGCTTGGTTCTTTGGCGTGAACCGACAATGAAAGTACCGCGACTGCGGCTAGCGCTATTATTTTTATATATCTCACTTCAACTCCTTTTAATTGCATTTAATGTATAGGTTAAGTTTTTGCCCAGCCTTTGGCAAGTTGTCGACTTACACAGGCTCTAGGGCGCCTTTCCTTTTAGATGATTTTTTTAATAAACCTCTCCCACACTTCTATGCTTTCTCGCTTTTCGGCCATGTAGTCGTACCTGTCGTAATGCACGCTTGATACGTCAAATTTGTGGTGCTGCTGCAGTATGTCGCGGTTGGTTTTATTTATGCCTGCCTTGCCCATGAGTGTTTTACATGTGCGACGTAGGTCGCGGGGGTTAAATGGCTTTACGCTGTGCTTTTCACACCAACGCAATATTGCCATACGTATTGTTGATACATGCGCGGTGGCTGTTGGGTTGTCGCGGTGCGGGAACATTTGCCCAGCGCTACCCTGTTGCTGCATGAGTTCTTGAATAATGGGTATGACTAAATTAGACAGCGGCACTATGTGATCGCCCCGCTGTTTTATTTTTATTCGGGATGCGGGAATGGTAAATGTTTTATTTTTAATGTCGTATTCGCTGGCGCGGGATGCGTAAACTTCGTTTATGCGCTGTCCGCCAAGGCACAATGCGAGTTTTATGTATTGCTGGGTGTAATAAGGCAGGTCTTCTGCGTGCCACACTTTTTTTATTTCGTCTTCATTTAGCCAGCGCTCGCCTTTATTTTTTGGCGTTTCAAAATTTATGTCTCTTATAAAGTTGCTTTTAATGTCGTAAAGGCTGGGCTTTTTGTATTGCTCTGGCGAGTTATCAAAATCGATTGCGTATTTTAATATGCTCATTAGTACGCTGCGAACCAGTCGCGCTTGCTCTTTTGCTCCACGGTTGTATACGCGGTAAATAATGTCGCGGGCCATATCTATTGTGAACTCGTCGGGCATTAAATCGGGTGTTATAAACGGGGTGAGGTTTCGCTTTATTAGTTTTTCTGTTCGGTCGATGGTTGATGCTGCCCAGCGAGCACTTATGTATACGTTAAAATCATCAAGCATTTGATGCATTGTTTTTTTAGCTGCCGATTCAAACTTGGTTTTTTGATTTTGTAAGCGGTGCTCTTGGGGGTCAATATTGTCGCTTAGCAATGCTGATATTTTTGCATGCTTACTACGTGCTTTTTTCAGATCAACAATTGGGTAGTTGCCAAGGCCTATTACTTTACGCTTGCCGTTTATATGATATTGAACGCGAAACGTTTTAGCGCCCGATTCGCTGACTCTTATTTGTAAGCGCCCTTCGCCATAATTGCCCGACTCGGTTAATACGTAGCGTTTTTCTTTTGCTTTAAGTGCTTTTATTGATTTGTCTGTAAAGTTCAT